CACGACAACGAGAGCGCATAAGCGGAGGTGATACCGATAGAGGCCCTGTTGAAAATCGCAACACTATGCGTTGCGCTGGCTACTCTGATTATCAACGTCAGAACAATCCTTGCGATCAACAAGGAGCACAGGAAGCACAGGAGGTGATACCGATGTATATTCCACCTTTTGTTGCCGGAGTGCTGGCAACACTTGGCGTTGAAATGGCGCTGCTTATTGTGTGTGCGATGCTGCGTTGTGGCAACAACGATGATGAGAGATAACACACCATCAACACACTAAGCAACAGACTAATAACAAACCATCAACACACCAATAACACACAGAAAGCGGAGGGTTGAACGAATGACAGCAACAGAATTAAGCAACCGCAGGCGCACGGTTGAAGGCCGTTTACGCACGTTCGCAGGGTGCGAATATATTACCACAAAACAGTTAAAAGACTGGTTTGGCGTTAGTTATCGTACCGTGCAGAGGTATTTAGATGGTGTTCCGCGTTTAACTGGCGGTCGCTATCATGTGGCCGATGTGGCTAACCGATTGGTGCAGGCGGAAGCGTCTGCGTAACACTCCAACAACAGACCACCAACACACAGATAACACACAATCAACACACCGATAACAGACCGATAACAAACCATCAACACACCGAGGCGTAAGAAAGAAAGTAACAAAGAAAGAAAAGAAGTATATATATATTCTCCCTACGGTCGAATATATATTAATTTAACTTTCTAAGAAAGAAAGAAAAGAATAACCCTCTCACTACGTTCGAGGGTTACAAGAAACTGCGAAAGGAGATTGAAACCAATGACCTACAAACGCTGTGGCTGGCTTGCAGGAATGTGTTTCCTCGGTGTCCTGCTCTCTGGTGGCATGACTGAGAATGGCCGCATTGACCTGTTCAGCGGTGCGGCTATCATGCTGGCGCTGCTGGCAGTCGGATTTGTAGCCGCAAGGGCAAGCATGTTGCTGTGTGCCTATGAACAGCAGAAGCATGAACGTTACGCGAAAATGCGCCACAATCGATTTTGAACTGCGGGCATGAAATTACACGCATGACGTGAAGAAAAGCGAACAACGTCGATTCTGGCGCGAGAGAGGATATGATACGGACATGACAAACAGCAGAAAGAAAACGCTGACGGTTAAGGCGATGCAGACACGGGTCATCGGCAAGGCGATGAACGCTGCTAAGTATGGCTTGCAGATGCGCGAGAGCGCGAAGAAGATCAGCGTTGCAACGGAAAGGCATAGCATCACCGAGCGTAGCGAGGGCATAGCACTGTAAGGCTGAGAAGAACAGAGCAAAGGCACAGCACAGCACAGCAAAGCAATGCGTAGCGAGGGCATAGCTAAGATCGGCTAAGCAACGCAGATCATAGCGAGGGCATAGCACGGCCTCACAACGAAGAACAGAGCAGTGGCTAAGCTGAGATATGCCAAACATGGCAAAAGCAAGGCATAGCACGGACATGCGAGGCGACAGCAATGAAAGCATTGCAGCGTGACACATTGCAACTGAATGGCAAGGCGTCGCACCGCACTGCGAAGGCAGAGCATAGAGCAACTGAGCAAAGCAAAGAACTGCCAAGGCAAAGCAAGGGCATGGCGATACGGAGCAAAGTTCTGCGAGGGCATGGCGAAGCAACACAATGACAAACAGAAAAAACAGGAGGGCAAAAAACATGAAGAAGCTGAACATTAAGCTGACATTCACCGAAAGCCTGCTGGGCACCAGTCCGGCAGACGAGGAAATCTACACCCGCTTTATCGGCGGTAAGGCACCGGACGCGGCAACGCTGCCGGAGGAAGTCGCGGCGCTAGGCAGTGACGCTGTGGTAGAGCGTGGTACGACGGTATTCCCTCGTGACGAGGACGGCAATCCGGTCGTATACGACTATCAGGTAAAGGGGTTTTTCAAAGACGCCTGCTCGATGCTGGCGCGTCTGACCGGCAAGGACCCCGAAACCGGGAAAAAGAAAAAGGCGGTAAACGAGAGCGGCAAGCTGACGGCGTACAAGAAGGTAATCGACGGACTGATTTTCGTGCAGCCGCGAAAGATTGTGCTGGAACTGCCGGAGGGCAAGGACATTACCATCTGCCAGCGTCCGCTGCGTGCGCAGACGGCACAGGGCGAGCGGGTGGCGCTAAGTTCCAGCGAGGAAGTACCGGCAGGCACGACCTGCGAGCTTACAGTTCTGCTGCTGGACGAGAACCACGAGAAAGCGGTTCGTGAGTGGTTGGACTACGGCGCGCTGCGCGGCATCGGTCAGTGGAGAAACGCTTCGCACGGGTCATTCTTGTGGGAGGAAATCAAATGATTGTAAAAATTAACGGCTCGGCGTTTGATACCGAGCGGGTGATGCGGTTTGCACCACGACGCAAGGGCGGTTTGGATTTTCAGCCGGACGATATTTGCTCCCGCGAATCGCTGAAAGCACAGCAGGAATACGTTGAGAAGCAAGGATTCAAGCACTGGACGGTAAACCGGATGGGCTGGATGTTCCTGTTTTGGTCGGACGGCTGTGGCAACACATACCCGCAGTGCTTTGCACCGATCACCGGAAAACTGGAAATCCCGGAACAGGCATGAGAAAAGCCGCTGACGGGTGGTAGGATACCCAATCAGCGGCATGCAAAACATTACACGGTGATTATAGCACCGAACGGAGGAAAACGCAATGGCAAAAGACAAGAAGCCGTTCCACAGCCTGCTTGATCTGGTTCTTGGAAAGCAGGGTAGCGAAGTGGCTGCAAGCATTGACATGAATGTTTCTACGCTGGGATGTACCGCTTCGGTTTGGCTGATGAATGTCGAAGACAAAAAGATCACTGGAGCAAAGGAATATTATACCCGCATTGGTGATGAGGCATGGGCGAAAACGAAAGACGGAAAAACGGAAATCGTGCATGACGAGGACGTTTTGGAGGCACTGCGCAATGCGTGATGCAATTACAGGATGCCCCGAGCGGGCGTTAGAGCCGACGGAGAGGGCAGATCAGGAGCGACTTAACCGGTTGAAGGATATGCGGGAAGCCGAAACTGCTATTGGGCTGTATCTAGAGGATTATAAACACCTATTCAGCATCGAGATTAAGAACTTCTTGCTTGATTTACGGATTGCTGTGCAGGACTTTGAACAGGAGGACGAACCATGAATTTATACGAATTGACGCAGGAATTTGCGACTGCAATGCAGGCTATCACGGTAGACCCGGAGACCGGCGAGGTCAGCGGCTTTGAGGCTGTAGACGGCCTGGACGCGGCGTTTGAGGACAAGGCCGAGGCGTATGCCGTCACCATCAAGAACCTTGACGCGGAGGTTAAGGCGCTCAAGAACGAGCGCGACAACCTCAAAGCGCGAGAGGATGCGACCAAGAAGCGCATGGAGTACATGAAGCAGCACCTTGCAGACAGTATGCTTGCTGTAGGCAAAGACAAGATCAGCACGTCGAAGGCTGCGCTGTCGTTTCGCAAGAGTATGCAGGTGAACATTACGAGCGACGTAATGGTTCCAGATGATCTGTGTAAGGTGGTTATCGACCGCAAGCCGGACAAGACGGCAATCGGCAAGCTGCTGAAATCCGGCGAGGCCGTACCGGGCGCGGAGCTGGTAGAAAACATGAATTTGCAGGTGAAGTGATATGAACATCAGGTTGCTTAATGCAGACGAGATCGAGTGCCGCGTAGCGCAGGTGTCAAAGTCTCAGTATGGCGTATCGTGTTCGTTGCTACTCTACAAGGACGCACGTTGCGATATGTCCATTCTGGACGAGGTGTACGGTCAGACAAACTGGAAGCGCGAACACGTTATCATTGATGGTCGGCTTTACTGCAATGTCTCTGTCTGGGATGCAGAAAAAGCACAGTGGGTTGTCAAGCAGGACGTAGGCACGGAAAGCAATACCGAGAAGGAAAAGGGACAGGCAAGCGATAGCTTTAAGCGGGCGTGCACCAACTGGGGTATTGGCCGAGAACTGTACACGGCTCCTATGATTTGGGTTCGGCTCAGGGATAAAGAGTATTCCGAGCAAAACGGCAGAATCAAGTGCAAGCAGTCGTTCCGTGTGCGCAGTATCCAGTATGACAAGCGCAGGATTTCCGGCCTTGTGATTGAGGATGAAAAAGGAGAAGCACGGTTTGAACTTGTACCGCCGCCGGCCGAACTGACCGAAGTCCAGAAGAAAGCAAAACACGTAAAGCAGCTGCTTTATGATATCAGCGGCAAAGATGTGGATACATCGTCTAAACTGTGGCGTGAGCAGTACCAGAAGGACGAAAATGACATTGTAAAGATGAATGCTGCGATTTTGGAGCTTGAACCGAAGTGGAACGCGATCAAGGCAGAACAGCACAAGGCGGTGCAGAATGACGCATGAGTTTGACAGGGCGAAGGTTATTCACGACGATTCCGGCAACTGGTTGTGTTTGCAAATCAAGAACGCGCCGATGGCGCGGGCGGAAGTAGACCAGATGCAGGCAGGCCGCCGCTACTGCGCGGAAATCAAGCGCAAGTATGACAAGCGGAGCGGGCGAGCCAATGCATTCGCGTGGGAACTTATGAGCAAGCTCGCGGCAAAGCTCGGCATGAAGCGCGAGGAGGTTTATCGGCAGTATATCCCCGAAATCGGGGATAACTACCGGTTGGTGCCGTATCCGAACGAGCAGACGCGAGACCTTGTTGCTGACCTGTGGAGCAAGCAGGGCTTAGGCTGGGTGACGCAGGATTGCAACGGCGGGTACTTACTCTGTTACTATGGTTCGAGCACTTACAGCACGGTACAGATGGGCAGGTTGATTGACCTCATTGTACAGGACTGCAAGGAGCAGGGAATTGAAACCGAACCGGAAAGTACGGTACTCGGGTGGTTGGCGAAGTGGAAGCCGGAGGGCAAGGACGTATGAGGAGACAAACCAAGTTTACCGGCATTTCTCCGGCTGTCTGGAAGGAATGCTATGACAGAGACGGCGGTGTCTGCCGACACTGTGGAAAGGGTGGTGTGCTGCAGGCTTGCCATTTTGTATCGAGAGCACGCGGAGGCATGGGCATTCCGACGAATTTAGTCATGCTGTGCCCGGAGTGCCATCGGGAGATGGACCAGGGCGACGGCAAGGAAATCAAGCGGGAAATGCGGGAGTACCTGCAAAGCCTCTACCCACTGTGGGACGAGGAAAAGCAGAAGTATACCAAGGAGACAGGGAGATGAAAGTTGATTTAGAAAAATATCGGAAATACATCGAAACCCGGATTGCGGAAGGCGCGAGCTTGCGAATGCTTGAGAACGAAATCGGAATTGAGCGACAAAAACTCTCAAGAGAGATGAAAAAAGCAGGCATGAGAGTTCCTACGCGAATTGAAAGCGTGAAATTCCTGTGGAAAAATCATAAACATCCGCACATTGGGAAAACCGGTAGCTTGTGCCCGACGTACGGACGCAAGATGTCAGATGAAACCAAACAAAAGCTGAGAGAAGCAATGGCTGGAGATAAAAATTATCACTGGTCCGGAGGAAGAAAGAAACACTCAAGCGGGTATATTCTTGTATATCGACCAGACAACCACTTAGCAGATAAACACGGGTTTGTGCTGGAACATAGGCTTGTAGCTGAACAGAAATACGGAAGAAAACTGACATCTTCGGACATTGTACATCACATTGACGGCAATAAGACAAACAACAATCCAGAAAATATCGTGGTTCTGAACCGATCAGAACATGCGAAATTGCATAATGGATTGAAAAAATGCAACAAACGGAGGAATACAAGTGCTTAACAAGATCGTTTTACAAGGAAGATTAACAGATAATTTGGAATTGCGACACACGCAGTCTAATACGGCTGTAGCAAGCGGTACGATTGCGGTACAACGCAGCAGAAAGGATAACAACGGAGAATATCAGAGCGACTTCTGTTCCGTTGTCCTGTGGGGTAAGCTGGCAGAGCACGCAAGCACATGGTTCCATAAGGGCGATATGTGCATCGTTTCCGGCCGTTTGGAAAGCCGTGACTGGCAGGACAAGAACGGCAATAAGCGCCGCTCGTGGGAGGTGCAGTGCGAAAGCATCGACTTCTGTGGCGGCAAGAGCGAGGGAAAGCCAAAGGAGAACAGCGATTTTGCGGATATGCCGGAGGAAGATTCGGACGTTCCGTTCTGAGGTGATGGGGAATGAACGGGCACATTAAGATGCACCGTGCGATTACGGAGTGGGGATGGTACAAAGACCTCCCCACCTGCAAACTGTGGCTGCATGTCCTGCTGAGAGCTAATTACAAGGATTGTGAGTGGCAGGGCATAGAGATTCCACGCGGTGCGTTTGCGACCAGTTACGCGGCACTCTCGGCGGAAAGCGGACTGTCTGTGCAACAGGTACGGACGGCGCTCGGTAAACTGAAAAAGACCGGCGAAATCACGGTGGAAACCAATCGGCACTATACAGTTATCACGGTCAGCAAGTACGACGAGTACCAGAGCACCGAACGCGACGAAGTGACGACACCGGCAAAATGTTCGCCGAAGCCTAAACCGAAGCCCAAAGTCCAAGAAGCCGATAAGAAACTCGACCTAACAGAACGATTCTCGGAGCCGGTATGTTCGGCGGTTCAAGATTGGATTAGATACAAGAAGGAGCGCAGGGATGCATACGAGCCAACTGGTCTCAGAAACCTTCTCACGATGATAGAGAACCGCGTAAAGCAGCACGGAGAACAGGCAGTAGCCGAGGTTATCCGGCTGAGTATGTCGCAAGGTTGGAAGGGTATCATTTGGGACAGAATCGGAGACAAGCCGAAGAAAACCAAAACGGATGCGCCGATGTTTAACGGTGCGCCCGCCGCCAGTGACTGGGAAAATGAGTGGGCGGCACGAGTGAAAGCCAGCAGAGGTGAAAGATGAAATTTGTAATCAAAGGCCCGCTGCCGGGACTGAATGAGCTGATCGAGGCGGAACGGCGAAACAGGTACTTAGGCGCACAGCTCAAGAAAAAGTGCGAAACCGTCGTGATGCACGCGGCACGGCAGCTCGGCAACGTGGAGTTTGAAGAGCCGGTGTACATGATTTATCGCTGGTACGAGAAAGACCGGCGGAGGGATAAGGATAATGTTTGCGCGTTTGGGCGCAAGGTTATTCAGGATGCGCTTGTTAAAGCGCGGTATCTGAGTAACGACGGATGGAAGAATATCGCGGGATTTGAAGACTGGTTTTATGTGGACGCGAAGAATCCGAGGATTGAAGTAGAGATTATAGGGAGGGACGAGGAGTGAAACATCTGGGTGATATCACCCAAATAGACGGACACACTGCACCATGGGTGGACTGTATTATCGGTGGTTCGCCGTGTCAGGATTTGAGCATTGCGGGCAAGCGTGCCGGTCTGGCGGGTGCTCGTTCCGGTCTGTTTATGGAGCAAATACGACTTGTTAAGGAGATGAGAGAAGCAAGTGGAGCAGCTTACCCTCGATTTATGGTCTGGGAAAACGTGCCCGGAGCATTCAGCAGCAACAAAGGACAAGATTTCGCGGCCGTCCTCGAAGAAACAATCCGCATTGTCGAACCGGAAGCCCCCGATATTGAAGTACCTGGCAAGGGATGGCCGACATGGGGGGGGTACCGCGACGTGGACGGACGATGGAGCGTTGCTTGGAGAACTCTCGACGCTCAATACTGGGGAGTGCCCCAACGTCGCCGTAGAATCGCGCTTGTCGCAGATTTTAGAGGCTGCACCGCTGCCGAAATACTGTTTGAGCGCAAAAGCCTGTTTGGGGATTTTGCGGAGAGCGGAACGGAGAGGGAAAGACCTGCCGGAGAAGCTGAAAACGGCGCTGCTTATGCAGTCCGAATCCGAGGCGGATGCGACGGAGGCGGAAAAGGCGCTTTAGTGCAGACGGAGAAAAGCGGAACACTGGGAACTGGTAACGACCAGACGGTATTTTGTCTGCAAGGCAACGGAATCGACAGAGCTGACACTGCCGGATGCAACGGTAAGGGATGGCGAGAAGATCAGAGTTATACGCTGAATACGGTTGACAGACCGGCAGTTGTATATAACGAGGAAACTATTACCAGCAAGGCGAATGCCAGCAATCCGCAACTCGGAGACCCTTGTAATACATTGGGAGCCACCGGAGCAGGACGTACAATTTGGGTCAATGACACCTGCTACGACATACAGCACCGCTCCGAGGCAGTACGGATTTATGACGGAACTGCACCTGCTCTGACTGCAAGAATGGGAACTGGTGGAAACAACGTACCGATTTGCATTGGCAACGGACAAGGCGATATTACCAACCACTTAACGCCGGACGTTTGCCAGACGCTGAACTGTATGCACGACCCGATGGCGATTATGGATACCAGCACATTTGTGACGCAGCGGTTTGGAGTATACAGCGAAAACGAAAAGTCGCACACACTGAGCGCAAGAGATTATAAAAGCGCAACAGATTTAATTGTGCGTCAGAAAGTCCGCCGACTTACTCCACTTGAATGTGAACGCCTGCAAGGCTATCCGGACGGTTGGACGGATATCGGCGAATGGGTAGACACCAAAGGAAAACGCCACAAGGAAAGCAGTGATGCGGCGCGATACAAGGCGCTCGGCAACTCTATCGCACTCCCGCCCTGGCGATTTGTGCTTTATCGGTTGTGTATGCAGCTCGGTCATGTTGGCACTATGGCAAGCCTGTTTGACGGTATCGGCGGGTTTCCGCTTATCTGGGAACAGATTAGCGGAAAAGGCTCGTGCCTGTGGGCGAGCGAGATCGAAGAGTTTCCGATTGCTGTTACGAAACGGAGGTTTGGAGAGTGAACACCTGCAAAACCTGCCGATGGTATGCAGCATTTGAGGGTGTCTGCTGCAACGGTGACAGCGAGCACCGGGCGGATTTCCGGTTGGAAGATGAGACGTGCGAGGAATGGGAGGAACGGAATGAAATCTGTGATGTTAAGCATTCGCCCGAAGTGGTGTGAGAAGATTGTCAGCGGTGAAAAGACCATTGAAGTCAGAAAGACCAAGCCGAAACTGGAAACGCCGTTTAAGTGCTACATCTACTGCACGCAGAGCGGTGTTGCTCTCGGAGCGTGGGGAAAGCACGGCAAAGTCATCGGGGAATTTACCTGTGACCGCATAGATAGACTTGCCCCGGCAAACGAACCGTATGGCATCTATGACATTGATGATGATTATGTATTACAGACTTGTCTTGAAAATGGAGCACTATGGGATTATGGGCACGGAACACCGCTTTACGGCTGGCATATCTCCAACCTGCGCATTTATGACCAGCCGCGGGAACTGAGCGAGTTTGCCGGATTACGCAATACGAGATTCGGCGCAGCGCCATATGACATCAAGCGCCCGCCACAGAGTTGGTGCTATGTGGAGGAATGGGAGAAACAGAATGACGCATGATTGCAGCGGTTGCGACTATATGAAGTCGCTTGAAGATAATTCTGGAAGAACGATATATTTCTGTATGTTTGATCAGAGTCCGTTCTATTTGGCGGAAACCGGAATTTGCGGCGGCTGTGAATTGGACGATTATGCAGAGGAAATTTATCGGAGAAGCGAGGAATGGGAGGAAAACGATGTGGAATAAGATTATTGATGATTGGAAGAGCGACGATCAGAAAAAAAAAGAACTGGATGCTTATTGCCCGTTTCTTATGCCGAACGCGGGAAATCGCTTTTACAGTGGTTGTGTGAATGAGCGCTGCGCGTGGTATGTAGCAGATCGCGGAGAGTGTGCAGTCAAGGTTATTGCGACGAGATAGGAGGGAAACACCATGTACGATAGCTTTATTGAGATTTGGGAGGGTTAGGAATGGCTGAGTATATTGAGCGTGAAGCGGCGGAAGATGCAGTCGGAGAAGCGCACCTAAAGGGGCTTAATCCGCTTTGGGAGTTGCGCGACGTTCCTGCCGCCGACGTTGTGCCGGTGGTGCATGGGAGGTGGGAATACGATCTTCCGACTATCAACACTTATGGTCAATTAAGGTGCTCGATTTGTAATTGGTGGACACTTGACCCGTCTGTTGATCGTTCGTATAGCTATTGCCCGAATTGCGGGGCGAAGATGGGCGGAGGTACAGGCAATGCCTGAATACATTGCGAGAGAAGTATTACTTGCACAACTTAGAGCAATGGAATCATACAACGTCTCGCCTATGTACCGGCGCGGATATGACGATTGCGTTGCAACTGTTCTGAAAGCGCCTGCCGCCGACGTGGCCCCGGTGGTGCATGGGCGGTGGGGCACGGGACGGTTCAATCCAGAAACGGGAAACTATGAGGAGCAGTGCACCCGCTGCCGGAATTTCTCGAAAGAGTACGACAAGCCTTACTGCCCCAACTGCGGCGCAAAGATGGATAATGCGGAATCCGTGCAAGGACTGCATCTCTATTTCCACAAAGAGAATAAAACTTGCCAGTCGAAGAAATGCGCTACTTATGGCGACGGAAAAGTATCTTGGATTGATAGGTTGTTTTGTTCTCCGCGCAGAAAGGACGGAGGTGCAGACAATGCCTGAACTGAAACCCTGTCCGTTCTGCGGAGAACCTGTGCATTTAGATACAGCATACTCTTATTTTCGCATCAATACGATTTACTGTGAGAAGTGCGATTGCGTTTTTACACTCGATGCCTTTAACGCAACAGTAAAACAGATTATCGAAGCATGGAACAGGAGAAGCGAAGAAACATGAAATTGGAAGATTTCGGACCCGTTTATATCCCGAACGCGCTTTTCATGCGGTTCGTTGAGGAGGGTGAATGCATCAGCGTGCGTGCTGAGCATTATGTAAAATTTCTGAACGAGATTTTGCGCGGTAAAACGATGTTTTATCGCTGGAAGCTCGGCGAACACAACGACGAAGCGGAATTTGTCAAAGCCACACTCCCGAAACATATGCAGCTGATTGATATTGAATTATCAAACGGCGAGAAACACGAAATTCGTGATGGTAACGGTGAACTTTTTATCGTTACCGACACAGAGAAGTTTGAAATCATGTCCGCCGCCGATTATGTGAACGAATGCCTTAATCGGACAAAGTGAGGATTACTTCTGCTTCAAAAAATAACCTGAAATGATGGAGGTGAAGGAAAACGATGATATTCAAGAAAAACGGCAGATTATACGGCGATATTGAATCGCTGCTCAATGAATGTTGCGAAATCAACCAGTATTGCTTTCAGTGCGCGCTACACGGCAAGATAGGCACGAAAAGCTGCGCAGGATATGCGGCTGAGAATCCGGAAGAAGTTGCGCGATTGCTGGATGCTACGGTGATTAAGGATAAACCAATCACTGCCGAGGCAGCCGAGCATAACGGCGAGGACGCAAAGCCGAAGCGCCGAACCCTTGGTGTGTCCAATCCGACGGATGACATAACCGAATATGCCGAGAAGTACCTCGAAGCAGTAATTTCGGCTGAAAGACAGAGAACGTGAGTTTTACGGCTGCACCGGCGACAGCGGAAACGGTGTGTTTAAAGTGTATGTTGGCGGTAAGTCGTTCTGCGTGATTGCAAGCAATGGAATGGGCTGGGAACACGTCAGCGTTTCGCCCGGCTCTGCACAGCGTAAGTGCTGCCCGACATGGGACGAGATGTGCGCGATTAAGGATATGTTTTTCGGTGAGGACGAGCGCGTTATGCAGTTCCACCCGCCTAAGTCGGAGTACATCAACAATTATCCGTACTGTCTGCACCTGTGGAAACCGGTAGATACGGAGATTCCGCACCCGCCGATGATTTGTGTTTGAAAGGAAGAAAATAATGAACGCAGTAAGTGAAGATGTAAAGCTGCTGGTGGAAAAGGAATTGGAAGCTGCAAATGAGCGGTTTCCGCAGTTTCACTCGGAGCACGAGGGTTGGGCGGTAATGCAGGAAGAAGCCGAGGAACTGCAAGAAGAATGCGCCAGTATCGAAATGGCAATGGAGCAGCTCTGGCACCGTATCCGTGACGGTATCCCGACGGCGCAGCATGTGGCTCTCGTTGAACAGTACGCCGAAGCGGCGGCTTGCGAGGCGATTCAGGTGGCGGCAATGGCGAGAAAGTACCTTGATATGTTGGAGCGGATGGACGAGTGAAGCGGTACAGCGCGGAGATGCGGCAGTATCTGGACGAGATGCGGCGGTATGAAAATTGGAGGTACGGAAATGGCGAAGAAAAAGAAAGTCAACCCATACCGAATACCGGCGACGCAGGGTGACATAGAAAAAGCCAAACGAGACGCAACGAACACGGCGGTTGCGTCTACATGGGCAATTATGTTTAGCGTTCTACGAGATAAAGAAGGGTACGACTATGCCCAATTACGTCGGATATGGGATGAAACAAACTACCTCGCAGACAGTATCGCCCGAAAATACGTTAAAATCGACGATCTGATTGAAGAACTGCGGGAGAATGGAATAGCATTAGCATGAAAAAGAAAAGCGAATGCGCTGGGTGCGCATACTGGCGGGTGCTTGGCACCAGTCGTGGGCCTAAGTTGTGGGCGTGTCATTACATGGTGGACACGGGCAGGATGCGCGGCTGTGAGCCCGGTGCGGACTGTACACGCAGAGCGGCAAAGATACGACGACGCAGAAGATTTACACACAACCGAACCGAGGAGGTAGAGGCCAACGACTACTAAGGATTGGCTCAGGCGCGGCATTGATCTGGAAAAGAGCATTGCCGCTTTGGAGGAGGCACGAGTAAGGGCGTGGACGCGGGCGACAAGCGCAACGGCGACGATCAAGGACACGCCGGGCGGCGGCGGTGACGTGACCGCAAACAAGGCTGATGCGTATCTTGCCCTGTCCGAGAAGATACAGCGAGAGCAAGAACGGCTTGCACTGATTAAGGCCGAGATTATTAGCACCACGGCTAAGGTGCAGGATGCTGCGCTGCGGGCGCTGCTGATCGAGCGCTATGTCAATGGGCGGTCGTGGAGAGAGACCGCCGAGAGAATGAATTACAACGAAGTGCACGTTCGCGGAAAAATGCACGCACGGGCGTTGCGGGCAGTAGAACATATACGCACAGGCTGTGCATAAAGCTGTGGAAAACGGACTACACAATACTACAAAGAATGGTGGTATAATGATATCGTGATAAAAGCCCTAAAGGGCGGAATCACGGAGTTTCGTTCCTCCGCTTTCAGCCCGCCGAAAGGCGGGTACACGCCCGGAAGCCTGCGTGAGGGCTGACGGGTGACAAGCCTTTCTGTTTAACCCCAAATACCTACTTAAAGCGGTGGGGAGACCTGCCGCTGACCTGCTCCAAAGTCTGCATGAGGGCAGAGGAGCAAAACGCCTTTCGCGGAACGAAGGCATTGATTATCCTTTCTATTCTTTCGGCGTGTCTTTTGCGCGGCACGCCGATATGCTCCGAAGCCTGCATGAGGGTGACGGAGTAATAACATTCACGCTAAAAAATTGAGAATGGAGTGCGGTGTCTGCGGGCAACAGACACCGCAAACATGCCCGGATGGCTGCGTGAGGCCGGACGGGTAACGTATGGAATCTTTTTAGCCAAGGGCAACATGGCGGACTTTTGGCAAGCCTTGCATGGTGGACAACGTGCAAGGCGATCTGCTCCCGAAGCTGCATGAGGCAGAGGGAGCGCAACGCCTCCAACGAGGACGATAATATTCTGGCGGTCCGGAAAGACGGACAATCTGTTTCCGAACGCCTGTGAAGCTGCTGCAACGGCTTTGCAGAGTTCAGCGGGTGCTTGCAGGCACGCCGCAACCGGGGTCGCTCCCCGCTGTAACCTAAAAAGGGAATCAGCCGGATTACGCACCGATAGAGACGCGTGACACGACGGACAGAGACGCCGAACAGCCTATATCGAGAGGGCGAGTGCTCACCGGATAAGCACTCAAACGGACGTAGTGAGCCGAGAGCAAAACAACCGGTACAAAGTTACAAAGCCGATACGGCGCTTTCGGGCGGCTAAGTACACGCCGCGAAAGAGCACCAGCTGCTTATCTCTTGTAAGCATACCTAATCACAGGACGGAAACACAAGTAAACTTGCGAAAGTGAGGTTATTACTTCTCTGGATTTCATACAAACCGTTCTGGACAGCCGGGAAACCGTCGGTAAAAGCCCGACGTACAGACGCGACGATAGCGTTCATACCTCCCTGTGGAGGTATACCGGTTTGCATAGTTGCTGAAAGCGGGTGCGAGTCCTGCGGAACCGAACAACAGTCGTAAATATGACAAACCCCGCTCACCTTATGGCTTTGGTGAGCGGGGTTTGTCATGCTATTTAGAAAATGCTCTGACGCGGGTGCGTGAGCCGGGCGGTGAAAAGACCTATTAAAACTGGCGATCTGAAATTCGCGCGGATTGGGAAAGGGTCAAAGGAATATTTAGGCAGAACTATAGGAGACTAACTAAACACGAAAAGGATTATCTGCAAAGATAGTCCTTTTCGTTGCATAAATAAAAGGAGGTGAACTGCATGAAGGCAAGCAGAAGAGCAGCACGATCTATCGGAACTCGCGTCCGTAACTTTGTTTCGGGTCGTCGGGAAGCAGGCGCTTCCCGCGCGCGGTCGTCCTCGGCCTGATGAAAAAACACTCAAAAGTACGCCGACCGGGAATAGCGTCCCAGCCGGTTTTCTTTTGGGAAAGGGAGGGAAAAGTAAATGCCAAGAGGCAGACCAAAGAAACAAATCGACCTTGAAGCGGTGCGCGAGCTGGCAAGCGAGGGCAACACGCAAGAGGAAATCGCAAGAGCATTAGGCTTCGCGCGTGCGACCTTTGCGAATCGCAAGGATGTGACCGAAGCATATTATAAAGGCATGGCCGAAATGAAGCTGAGCCTGCGACACTGGCAGTTTAACGCTGCTCGTGGCGGTAACATCCAGATGCTTATCTGGTTGGGCAAGCAGTACCTCGGACAGCGCGACGCAGTAGAGGAAAAGATCGAAAGCGAAGGCGTGAAGGTGATTATTGATGTCTGAGTTGAAACTCTCGCAGATCATCGGACCGGCATTTTACGCCGTTGCGCACGATGTGTTTGAGCATGGTCACACACATTACGATGAGAGCGGCGGCCGTGGCTCGCTGAAATCGTCGTTTGTGTCGATTGTCGTTCCGCTGCTGCTTATCCACAACCCCGGAACGCATGCGCTTGTGTTACGCAAGGTTGCAAACACCATCCGCGATAGTGTATACGCACAGTATGTATGGGCAATTGGTGAGCTGGGCATGGCTGACTACTGGGACGCGAAAGTATCGCCGATGGAGCTGATATATCGCCCGACCGGACAGAAAATCATGTTTCGCGGCGCTGATGACCCGATGAAAATCAAGTCAATCAAGGTTCCGTTTGGTTATATTGCTGTTACGCATTTCGAGGAGAAAGACCAGTTCGCAGGACGCGCGGAAATCCGAACGATCTTGCAGTCTACAATGCGCGGCGGTGATAAGTATTGGAACTTTGAGAGTTATAACCCTCCGATCAGCCGCGACAACTGGGCGAACAAGGACAGTTTAGAAGAACGCCCTGACCGTCTCTGCCACCGCAGCACGTACCTTGAAGCGCCGCGCGAGTGGTTAGGCGATCAGTTTATTTATGAGGCGGAGCACCTAAAACTGACGAACGAGCGAGCGTATCAGCATGAATACCTCGGCATTCCGGTCGGCACGGGCGGCAACGTCTTTGAAAACCTTGAACTGCGAGAAATCACAGACGATGAGGTGGCAACGTTCGATCATATCTATCAAGGCGCTGACTGGGGATGGTTCCCCGACCCGTTCGCTTTTATCCGTGTTCACTACGACAGGGCGCGTGAGACGGTGTATTTTATCGATGAGATATACAAAAACAAGCTGAGTAACGAGGAAAGCGCCGGTATTATCATGGAGCGCGGCTATAATGATACGTTTATCACCTGCGACAGTGCAGAGCCAAAAAGCGTTGCAGACTACCGCGCTATGCGACTGCCTGCCAAAGAGGCCGTGAAGGGTCCCGGCAGTGTCGAGTACGGCATGAAGTGGCTACAGCGCAGGACACTTGTCATCGACCGCAAGCGAACGCCGCACGCCTATGATGAGTTTGTGAACTATGAGTATGAGCGCGACAAGGACGGCGAGATCATCAGCGGCTATCCAGATGAAAAGAACCATCTGATTGACGCCACGAGATACGCCCTTGAGCGCGTTTACAGAAGAATGGGAGTGATTGCTTGACGATCATTGAAAAACTGAAAGAGCTCGGCTATAACACAATCGCCCCCGAGTTTTACGGTAAGGTTGCGGAGTGGCGCAGCTGGTATGTGGGTGATGTGAAGTCATTCCACCATTACAAGGTGCGGAACTGCGGCCGAACCGTGCATTGCAAGCGATATACGCTCGGTATGGCCAAGAAGTTAGCCGAGGACTGGGCGAACCTACTCATGAACGAAAAGGTGAAAATCACCTTGGAGGGCGAGAAAGAACAGGCGTTCATCGACCGCATCTTTGAAGAGAACAACTTCGAGGTAAAGGCGAACGAGATGCAGGAAATGAAGTCTGCACTGGGTACGGTCGCATACATTCCGCGTGTTGTCGGTGCAGTGTCGGACGGCGAACAGCCTATTGTAGGCGCAGCAAACGGCATTCAGATTGATTATGTGACTGTAGAGCACATTTTCCCTCTGGCATGGCAGAACGGCGTTATCATGGAATGCGCGTTCGACAGCAGAACCACCGTGAAAGGCGAGGATTACTGCTATCTGCAAATCCACAAGCGAAATGAAATCGGCTTTTACGACATCGAAAACCGCATTTTCAAAATCACAAATGAAAGTTTGTTTGAAGAAAGCCTTGCAAGCGTGCCGGGGTTTGAAAAAATTCCACCTGTTGTGCATACCGGTTCAAACAAGCGGCAGTTTGTGATTGATCGTTTGAACATCGCGAACAACTTTGATTATTACATTCCGCTCGGCATTCCGGTCTATGCAAACGCTATCGACGTTCTCAAAGGCGTTGATATCGCATACGACAGCTATGTAAACGAGTTTCTGCTCGGCAAAAAGCGCATTATGGTCAAGCCTGCTGCAACGCAGTATCTTGACGGTGAGCCGGTGTTTGACCCGGATGAACTGGCGTATTATGTACTGCCGGAGGACACTCAGGACGGCAATGTGGTGCAGCCTATTGATATGTCTCTACGAACAGCAGAGCACAATCAGGGCATTCAAGATCAGCTGGATTTGCTTTCCAGCAAGACGGGATTCGGCGAGAATTACTATCGTTTCAATGGCGCGAGCGTAGCAACCGCAACGCAGGTTATCAGCGAGAACAGTACGATGTTCCGCACTATAAAGAAGCATGAAATCATCTTGGAGCAGGCATTAACGGAACTGTGCCGGATCATCCTGCACCTCGGAAATGAAGCGATGAACGCCAGACTTGATGAAGATGTTGAAATCAGTATTGATTTTGACGATAGCATTATTGAGGACAAGGACACCGACTTTTCGCGCGATATGCAGTTGCTGACCGCCGGAATCATGAACGATTGGGAGTTCAGAGCCAAATGGTTAAATGAGGACGACGAGACAGCGAAACAGATGCTGCCGAAAGCACAGGATATGACCGATGAGGAGGAAGAAGAAATTGAATGAAATTCCCCATCACACCGGAGTATTTAGACGCTGCTCCTGAACCAATCGCCATTGCGATGCGCGAGTTGGAAAAGGATATTCTGCGCGAAATCTGTAAACGGTTCAAACTGACCGGAGAGTTTAACGAAGTCGCAATGAATGACATTCGCGTCTTACGCGCCTATGGTCTTGATATGGACGCTATCGAAAATATCATTTCCAAGCACAGCAAAGAGACAACGCCGCAAGTACAAAACGCGCTTGAGCGTGTAGTTGAGTACAACCAGAAGTATTACGATGAGCTTGCAACCAAGGCGAGCGTAACCGAACCGCTTTTCTGGGTGTCTGCCGCAGATATTGCGCAGATACAGGAACAGACGCTTGACGGATATCGAAACATTACTCGTTCACTTGGCTTTGCAGCGCAGACAAACGGCAGAATCACATTCCAGCCAATCGCAAAGGCATATCAAGCAGCGTTAGACAAAGCAGAAGTGAAAGTGCAGTCTGGAGCGTTTACGTTGCAGCAGGCGTTTGAGGACGCTGTGCGAGACCTCGCAGACAGCGGCATATACACCATTGACTACGCAAGCGGACACCGTGACCACGCGGACGTTGCGGCGCGTAGAGCCGTTCTAACGGGCTTGAATCAGCTTACGGCAAAGTATGCGGAGAACGCCGCAGAAACGCTTGAAACTGAACTGTATGAGATTACAGCGCATAGGGGAGCACGCGACGTAAACAAACCGCACGTTTGGTCAAATCACAAGAAGTGGCAAGGCAAGGTTTACAGCACCAAGACCGGCGGCAAGTATCCCAGCATTTACGCGGTTTGTGGTCTGGGTGAAGTTGACGGCTTGGAAGGTGCGAACTGCCGACACCACAAGCACCCCTTTGTTGAGGGCGTTTCCGAGCGCGTTTACACCGACGAACAGCTTGAAAACATTGATAAACCACCGTTTGAGTTTGAGGGCGTTACTTATACAGCGTATGAAGCAACGCAAATGCAACGCAAGATTGAACGGACGGTGCGAAAGCTGGAGCGCCGTAGAATCGCCTACAATGCCGCAGGAATGGTAGACAAAGAACAACAAACATCTATCCGCATAAAGCGCTTGCGCAAAGAATACCGTAATTTCAGCCGTGCAGCGCAGCTTCCGACACAGGCAGAACGAATGAAAGTAATTGAATAAGAATGCGCTGCGCAAGCGGTGTTTTTTTATACCCAAATTGTCCGACAGGACGTTAAACAAGGAGATTATTTTATGGCTGACACTAACAATCAGGCACAGACTAACACCGGTGAGCCGGGCAACACTACTGCACAGCAGGAAAAGACATTCAGTCAGGCGGACGTAGATAAGATGATCCAGTCTCGCCTTGAGCGTGAACGGAAAAAAATGCCCAGCGAGGAAGAGCTGAACGCATTCCGCACGTGGAAAGACAGTCAGCAGACCGAGCAGGACAGAATGAACAACATCACCAAAGAGCGCGACACCGCAGTAAGCAACCTTTCGGCGGCGAACGCGAAGATCGAACAGCTCGAGCACGAAAGATACGTTTCGTCGAAGGGTTTCACCGGTGACGAGGCGGAATTTATCGCATTCAAGGCTGCGAAGATGGTAGATGACAAGACCACCTTTGAACAGGCTGTGGATGCAATCGCGCAGGAACGTCGGCCACGTACCTCGTTTGATTGGACTGCGCCTGTAGGCGATGGCAACCAGAAAAACGCCCCCAACGCGGCAATGAACGCGCTTATTCGTGGGGCAATCAAGTAAGAAAAGGAGCTTTTAACAATGGCAAATAACGTAATTGACCGCAATTCCCTTTCCGGTCTCATCCCGGAGCCGGTAACTCGTGAAATCCTTCAGGGCGCTGTTGCAGAATCGGCAGTACTGCGTATGGCTCGCCGCCTGCCGAACATGACCAGCAAGACCCAGACCATGAACGTTCTGGATATGCTGCCGACCGCTTACTGGGTAAACGGCGAGGTTTCCGGCACTGGCGCGGCTGACTCCGCAGCGTACAAGCAGACTACCAAGATGGCATGGGACAAAAAGAAGATTTACGCCGAGGAAATCGCGGTAATCGTCCCCATCCCGGAGGCAGTTCTGGATGATGCGGATTACGACATCTGGGGCGAGGTTCGCCCGCGCCTAGTTGAGGCGTTCGGCAAGAAGATTGACGCTGCAATCCTGTTCGGTGCTGACAAGCCCGCAACGTGGCGTGATGGCGTTGTTCCGTCTGCAATCGCAGCAGGTAACGGCGTAGCGGCTTCCGCAAACGTATTCGGCGATATCATGGGCGAAAACGGTCTGATTGCAAAGGTTGAGCTTGACGGTTATAGCCCGAACGGCGTTGTATCCGCTGTACAGATGCGCGGCAAGCTGCGCGGCCTGGTGGACACCACCGGTCAGCCGATTTTTAAGACTGACATGCAGGGCGCGTCTCGCTACGCTCTGGACGGAATGGATATGTATTTCCCGAACAACGGCGCATTTGATCCGACTATTGCAAAGATGGTTGTAGGCGACTGGTCGCAGCTCGTTTATGCTATCCGTCAGGATATCACGTTCAAGATTTTCACCGAGGGCGTTATTCAGGATCCCGACACCAAGGCAATCCAGTACAACCTCATGCAGAACGACATGGTTGCACTGCGTGCTGTTATGCGTCTGGGCTGGGAGATTGCAAACCCGCTGACTGCTTACAACGAGGACATCGAGAATCCGTTCCCGTTCTCCGTTTACGGCAACGGCGGCAGTGTTTCTACCGTAGCCGTCAAGCCGTCTACCGCAAGCGTGGCAAAGGGCGGTTCTAAGCTGTTTACCGCGTCTGTAACCGGTGACGGCATTGTTTCTGACAATGTAACGTGGGCGGTTTCCGGCGGCGCAAAGGGCGGCACCAAGATTACGGCTGATGGTCTGCTGACCGTTGACAAGAACGAGAGCGCGTCCTCTCTGACCGTTACCGCAACTTCTCAGCAGGACGTAAGCAAGAATGGCACTTCTTCTGTAACTCTCGCCTAAAGGAGTAAAACATGGTAGAATACGCATTTTATAAAGCGACTTATCACGGCAATCAAATCACCGAGGACGACTTTCCACGTCTGGAAAGTCGCGCCGAAGCGTATCTTACCTATCTGACGCGCGGAAAGATTGATGATTCCGACGCAGCGAAAATGGCGTGCTGCGCGGTGGCGGAACAGTATCAGATCATTGATACGTCCCAAAACCGCGCGGCTTCTGCCGAGCAGGAAAAGCAAAGCGAAAGCGTCGGCTCGTGGTCGGTCAGCTATCGCAGTAGCGCAGAGATGGCACAGGATGCAAAGACGCAGTTACGCAGTGCAGCAGAAATGTATCTGGCGAACACCGGTATACTTTACCGTGGTGGGAGGTGTTGCAAATGCGATTACCTCACACTGTGACGCTGTTTCAGCCGTCCGGCAGAACCGTTTTAACCGGTGTGCTACTGGAAAGCACGAGAGGCACGGCAGTAACGAAGAACGCGCAGAACAGCGCTGATTCGGTCACTCTGCATATTCCTATTCCGTTCGATTTAATAGTTTCGCCGGAAAAGGATTATTTCGCGCGTGGTGAAGTCCCAGACGAAGGAAGTTACCAGAAATGCCGCGAAAAGCATGAAACATACCGCGTTACAAGCGTTTCGTTGTATGACTACGGCGGACTACAGCATTTGGAGGTGGGCGGCCGATGATACGTTACTCTATGAAGTTGCACTTGCCAAACAACGTGCTTGATAGGCGCGTGGAAAAGGCGAACGCGTGGCTTGTTGAGGAGATCATCAAGGACACCGACCCGTTTGTTCCGGCGCGAACCAGAGCACTGGCAATGAACGTGCAGCGGCACGGGCATACCATCGTGTATGCCTCACCGTATGCACGTTTTCAGTATTACGTCAAGGTGATGATCGACCCGGCAACAGGAAGCACATTCGCGCCTAAGGGCGTGCGCAAGGTGTTGACCGAGCGCGACCTTCAATACAGTAAGGCGGTGCACAAACACGCGCAATCGCACTGGTTTGAGGCAAGCCGCGCGGTGAACGAGGGACACTGGAGGGAAGGAGTGCGCAAGATTTTGACCGATGAGTGAGAAATTGAACACGGTAACAGCTCGTGAACAAGACGGTGTTTCACGGGCTGTTCTTTTGTGGCTGAAAGGCTATGCTCCCGAAATCGAGTTTGAATATCTCCCGCCGGAACGGTCAGGCATGATGCTTACCAGTGTACAGAGCGCGTATAAAACCGCACAGTACATTGACGGCGGATATGCTGCACAGTACCCGTTCGGCGTGATGTATCGCGCCCTGCCGACCGACAGCGAGGAACGTCTCGACGTTGAATCCTTGCTGAATGAGATGGGAGCATGGGCGGAAGAAAACCCGCCTGATCTCGGCGAGGGAATGACCGTCACATCTGTTGAGCGAACGACCCCTGCGGGGCTTATCGCTCGATACGAAGATTTAACCGAGGATTACCAAATCCTCTTAACCATTAACTATGAAGTTGAGGTGTAAAAATGGCAACTGAAAAGATTAAACGTCCTCTGATTGCACACTTTCTGGATACGTCCGACAAGATGGGCGAGTATTCGGATGCAAAGTGGGCACGAATCGGCAAGAATGTAACCGAAGCATCTACGGACTACGGTGCACAGACTGAGACCGAGCAGGATATTATCTCTGATTCTGCAACTACTGAGATTACCGGCTATCAGCCGACCATGAGCGTTTCTCAGCAGTGCACCAAGGGCGACGGTGTGTTTGAGTTTATCGACAAGAAGCGTCGCGCTCGTGCTACTCTGGCAGATTCTCACGCATGGCTGCTGAACGTGGACATGTGGAATGCTACCAGTGACAGCGACACTGCAACCTACGTTGCAGAAGTACAGGAAGTATCTGTACAGGTTGATACCTACGGCGGCGCGGGCGGCGAATCTCCGACGCTGGAATATACGCTGAACTATGTAGGCGACCCGATTCCGGGCACTGTTAAGATCACCGGCGGCGCACCGGTATTCACTGCGAACGTATCCGTATAAGGAGGTAACGAGGAATGGATAGTATCCGCGTAAACAGCGGCGTAAAGGTTATTGAAGTCAACGACAAGGGAGAGACGATCTCCCTTCCGCTGTCTGATGATAGCTTTGTCAAAGGCTTTTTCGACCTGCTGAATGAAATCAAAGACAAGGCAACGGCTATTTCTGAGAAGAAAGGCGACGTTCTGGACACTCTGGACGATATCGTAGCGTTTGACAAAGACGTTAGGGACAAAATCGACGCGCTGATTGGCGAAAATACTTGCGCGAAGGTGTTTGGTGCGGTGCTTCCGTCCTCCGACCAGTTCCTTGATTTCTTCGCACAGCTTACCCCCATCATTGACAGCCACGTTGAGAAGCGTGCAGCAAACATGAGCAAGTACAGCGCGGAGCGTGTCGGCAGTGTTTAACATGCTGCTCGATCGCCTGCCAAGCTCTTACAAGGGGTATCTGATTCGCACGGATTACAGAATCGGCATTCAGATTTCCCTTGCACTGGACGACCCGAATTTAAGCGATAATGACCGTGCATGGGTGGCATTATCCTTGCTTTACGGAGCAGGGATGCCACCCATTGACATTGCACTGGAAGGTTTGCAGTGGTTTATTCGCTGTGGCGACGATAGAGAGATTGAACCCGGCGGTAAACGCATGATGTGGTTCGATTTCGATTCTGCACGGTTGTACGCATCGTTCCGGCAGACGTTCGGCATTGAGCTGCACAAGGTCAATCTGCACTGGTTTGAGTTTATGGCAATGATGGAAAGCCTTAACGAAGATTCGGCAATGTCTCATGCCCTGCAAATCAGAGGCACGGACACAAGCAAAATGAAGGGAAAACAGAAACAGGAATACGAACGTCTCAAACGTAATTTAACCCCTGCACCCGCACTTTCCGAAGAGGAAAAGGAAGCTATTGACGCTTTTTGGGCGCAGATCAATTAGAAAGGCGGTGAATAAATGGCGGATGGCTCTATCAGAATCGAAGCTACTGTAAGCGACGAACAAGCGAAAAAGCAGATTGCACAAATGACGAAAGACATTGAGAAGCAATCAGCCGCCGTAGATAAACAAGCCGCAAAGGTACAAAAACTTGCTGAACAGTGGAACAAGGTAGCCGCTGGCGGCACGAAGGGCATTAAAATGCAAGCCGACCTTGCAGCAACGGAGAAAGAAGCCGCACGTCTGGCTGCTCGGTTGGATGAAGTAAACGCTGAGATTGAAAAGGCTCAGAGCGATTACAACACCAAACTGAAACAGGCGGCAACGGGCGCAATCCCACAGGAGGAATTCTCGGAATCGGCGCAAAAGCTGAATTCGCTTGTTGCTGAATCGGATAAATTGGGCGAAGCTCTGCGAAACGCAGATGATAAAGCGGCACAACTGAAACAACAGCTTGCCGAGATCAAGCAATCGTCCACGATGAGCAGCGCCGGTCAGAATGTACGGCAAAACCTTTCCAATGAGACCACGCAGTTAGAGAACATGAAGGCCGGGCTGAAACAGTCCAAGTCGGAAATGAATGACTTCGTAAGTCAGACAAATTCCAAAATGGCTAAGCTGAAACGAGTTATTGCGGGTTTGGGCGCTGGCTTGAAAACGTCTGTCGGAAGTCTGCAAAATTTTCTCGGCGGCAAATTGGGCGCAGCGATTGACAAGCTCAAAGCCAAATTCTCCAATTTCGGACGTTCCAGCCAAAAGTCCATGAAGAAAGCCACGGGCGGCGTACAGTCGTTCGGTGTGCGTCTGCGATCTATCGTTGCGGGCGCGTTGTTCTTCAACTTGATTTCCAAAGCGCTTACGGCAATGGCTGACCGTTTGGGCAAGGCTCTGCTTGCGAACCAAACGTTTGCAAAGTCGTTCGGACAGGTGAAAAGCAACCTGCTGACGGCGTTTCAACCTATCTATGAATCTATCATCCCATGGCTGAATAAGCTGATGCAGGCTCTTGCACAGGTAACGGCGCAGATGGCGCAGTTTATCGCGTCTGTGTTCGGTACGACCGCACAGCAGGCACAGGAAAACGCAAAGGAACTGAACAAGCAAACGGATGCACTTGACTCCACGGCATCGTCTGCGAAGAAAGCTGAAAAGGCTCTTGCATCGTTCGATACAGTCCAGAAATTAACCAATAACAGCAATAATACGACCGACCCGAGCGCACCTAAGTTTGATACGGATTATTCCACAGCAAAAAATCAGACACCGCAATGGCTCACTGACTTCTGGAAAGTATTTCAGGATTCGTGGGCGCAGTACGGACAGCAGACCATTGAAAGCGCAAAAAACGCTCTTTCTGCGCTGAAAGACATGGTTTCCGCTATCGGTCAGTCGTTTATGGCAATCTGGACGAACGGAACTGGACTTGAAACGCTTAACAACATTCAACTGATGCTGCAAACCATCTTCGATCTGATTGCCGCCATTGCAACGGCGTTTACCAATGCGTGGAACACGAACAACACAGGCGAACAGATGTTGCAAGCAATTATGAACTTGCTGAATACGATCATTCAGATTATCACCTCTATTGGTCAAGCATTCATTGCGGCATGGAACGATGGTAACGCGGGACAAATCATGCTGCAAAGCATTATGACCCTCATTACCACGGTGGTTCAGGCAATTAACGCAATCGGTCAAGCGTTTTTAGCTGCGTGGAATGATGGTAATGCCGGACAAACGATGATAAACACCTTGATACAAATGATTACGGCGGTTGTAAACCTCGTTAATTCTATCGGTCAAGCGTTTATTGCGGCTTGGACTGACGCAGGATTAGGCGAAAGTATCTTCTCGAATATTCTTTCCATCATCACGAATATAGAGAATGCGATAAAATCACTGGCTGAAAACCTGCAATCTGCGTGGGAATACAACGGGAATGGCGTAGCTGTTTGGGAGAGCATCCTCAAAATTATTGATGATGTATTAGCCGGAATTGATAAAATGTCACAGGCAACGGCGGATTGGGCAAGTGGTTTGAATTTTGAACCTCTTGTCACGGCATTTAACAATTTCATGGCAGCGCTCGAACCGGTTGTAGACCTGATTATGAACGGCCTTGCGTGGGCATGGGAGAACGTTTTACTTCCGCTTGCGAGCTGGACTATCGAAGAAGCTGCTCCGGCAGTTCTCAATCTTCTTGCAGCGGCGTTACAGGCAGTATATAAGGTAGTATCTGCGCTGGCTCCGATTCTGCAAACGATTTGGAGCATTATCAAACCTATCGTTCAGTTCATCGGTTTTTCTGTTATTTCTATTATCAAGGGACTGACAGATACCATTACGAAACTGGGCGACGCTCTTTCTTTTGTCATCAACCTGATTAGCAAAATCGGAAGTGGCATTGGAAGTGGTATTTCGTCGCTTGTTGGCGCATTGGGTGGCGGATTAAGCGCATTTTCACTGGATTCCCCAACTGCTGCGTATTCGCTTGACATTCCTGCCCTTGCAAATGGTGCGGTTATCAGCCCGAACAGCGAATTTCTCGCTCTGTTGGGCGATCAGAAAAGCGGCGTGAACGTGGAAACCCCGCTGTCTACCATGATTGATGCGTTTAACGCGGCACTGGATGCACGCGGCGGCAATGGCAACAGCAGTCAGCCTATCGAGTTGTACATCGACGGCGCGAAGTTTGCACGCATTACCGGACCGTACAACAGCGGCGAAACGCGGCGGCGCGGCGTGAGCCTTGTAACAGGAGGTGCATAAATGGAACTTACCGTAGACGGCAAGAAGTACAACGTCCTTGTTACAAGCCTTACCCGTAAATTTCAGGTGCTTGACGGCAAGAACGCAGAGCGAACGCTCAGCGGCGCAATGATTCGTGATATCATCGGCACGTTTTACAACTACGAGATTACGATTCTTCCCGCAGTTGGCAAGTACGGCGACTACGATGCGCTGTACGAGGTTCTGAGTGCACCGCAGGACAGTCACAGAATTGTTGTTCCGTATGCACAGAGCACGCTTACGTTTAACGCATATGTTACTGCTGGACAAGACAATCTCATTCGCAAGAAACCCGGAGAATCATACTGGACGGGACTTTCCGTTCAGTTTATCGCAATGGCACCGCAAAGGACGTGACACATGGGAACCAATACAATCACATATCTTGACCGCACGTTCGATGCACACGATGTAATCAGCGGAAATGCGTATTATGCGCGTCCGCTGAACAGTGCCTCGCTGGAAATCGACACGTTTTCCTTTGATGTGCAGTCGGATGATACCAGTTTAACGGAGTTTATCCGTAACACCCCACTGACTTTCTACCATGATGGAAATCAGATGGGGATTTTTTATGTGCAGACAATCTCTCGCACCTCTATCAACACTTACCACTTTACCTGCACCTCGACCGTTGGTCTGTTGGATGAAACCTACCACGACGGCGGTATTTACACCGGCGAAACCGTGCGTAAAGTCTGCACGGATATTTGCTCACCGCTGACCTGCTATGTGAAGTCCAACATTGCAAATATCAAACTGTATGGATGGCTGCCTATCGCAACACGGCGCGAAAACCTTGCACAGGTGCTGTTTGCTATCGGCGCAACGCTGAAAGTGGACTACAACGGCGCAATCCGCATTGAGGGTTTGTGGGACGGACAGTCGAGCGAAATCACCGCAAGCGAAATGTATGCGGGCGGTTCGGTAGAATATGCAACGCCGGTTACGGAAGTTATCGTTACGGAGCACGCCTATTCGCAGAGCGCAACGGAAGTTACGGAACTGTTCAACGGCACGACCTCGGCAGGTGATAAGATCACGTTTGATGACCCGTGCTACGACCTCGAAGCCACAGGTTTTGAAATCACAGAAAGCGGCGCAAACTATGCTATCGTTACTGCCGGTTCCGGCGTGCTGAATGGCAAGAAGTACACCCATGTTACACGGCAGATTATCACCCCGACAAATACCCGCAGCCGCAGTCTGGTTGAACAGTCGGACAACACGGTAAAGGTAGAGAACGCAACGCTTGTATCTCTGGTAAACGCAAACGCTGTTGCGGAACGCCTTGCCGAATATTACAGCCACAATGAGCGCATCAACAATAAAATCGCTATCAAACGCGAAACTCCCGGCGATGTGGTGCAGATTTCGCACCCTTACGGCGGTGAAGTGACCGGATGTGTTGAAAGCGCAGACGTTACCGTGTCTGGAAAACTGGCAGCGCAGGAAAGCGTATTAGTTGGATATAAGCCGCAGGATATCGGCGAACAGGAGTATTACGATACGGTTGAGGTTCTGACCAAAGACGGGACGTGGACTGTGCCGGATGGAGTTACAAGTGTCCGTATTGTTCTGATTGGCGGCGGTGCAGGCGGCGATTCAGGCGAACGCGGTGAAAACGGCGAAAGTACAGATGAAGCTACCAATACCAACGGAACTCTACGCCCCGGAAAAGGAGGAAAAGGAGGAAAAGGAGGAACCGCAGGCAAGGGCGGAAAAATTTATACTATCGAACTGAAAGTAACTCCAAACGATCAATTCAATGCAAAAATCGGCGTTAAAGGAGTAGGCGGAGAATATACCTCTGATACTGTGAATGCAGGAACAGCTGGCACGGACACTTCTTTCGCGGGATATACATCGCAAGATGGCGCATCATCTTCTGAGGGATTTTCTGAACCGACAACGGGAATAACGTATGGTGTATGGGGAACCGATGGAATCACAGGCGCAGATGGCGGTGATGGAGGTGTTCCAAGCACCGCTGAAAAGGTGAGCGGCAATCCGGGAGGCGATGTTTTAACATATCTCGGAGGAAAGGGTGGAACTGGCGTTCGTGGAACCAAAAGAGATGGAACCGTTGTAGGCGGTTCTGGCGGTGGCGGCGGTGGCGCTGCGTATGGCATAAATGGTTCGGATGGCGGAAATGCCATTATGAGCAATGGCGGCCTGCGAACAATTTATGGCTATACAGGAGGAAACGGTGGAACTCCAGATGCAATTATAGCACCGACTATATACGGCGCTGGTGGACACGGCGGACACGGTGGCGGTGGCGGCGGCGGTGTAGGCGCTGTAACGCTCAACGCAACTTATTCATCAGAATCTGGAGGAGCAGGCGGAGCAGGAACGAGCGGGACTGACGGTGCACCGGGTTGCGTCCTTATTTATTATCGCCTGCCTAAAGCGCTTTCTGCTTCCGGTGCAGTCCATGACAAGAACGGCAAAATCATTTCAGACAAATACGGAAGGAGGTTGGTTGTTTAATGGCTGATACTTACTATACAAGCCGGTACGGCGGTGAGGACATTGATAATGCAGTCGATAAAGTAAACGACACCTCAGCCGGAAACGATGCACTCAAAGCGGCATTAGACGCACTGACTGCGCGTGTCGCGGCATTGGAGGGTGGCGGAACATGATTCTTTTCAACGATTGGAAATTAACATCAACTTGTGATTTCCTCGCTATGCAGTATGACAATCTCACAAGAAAATTGTCGGTACACGGTGATTTGCCCGCAGGATATGACTGGGATATGTTTGTAAGCGTCGGACCGTATTTTGACATCTTACGGCTTACTCCGGACGAAAACGGAGCGTCTATTGTTCTGACCGCCCAAATGCTTGCTATCTCCGGTGTATACACCATGCAGCTGCGCGGAACGCAAGGCGATAAGGTACAGCACACGAACAAAATCACGGTGTTTGTGCCGTCGAGTATGTCGGGAGACGCGCATTGGGCTGAGATTCCAAGCGAATTTACGGAGCTGGAAAAGCGTATGCAGCAGCTTGCAAACACTTATCCGACCGTAGGTGAAAACGGCAACTGGTTTATCGCTGGTGAAGATACTGGCGTTCCCGCCAAGGGCTTAACTCCGTTCATCGGAGACAACGGTAACTGGTGGATTGGTGAAGAAGATACCGGTGTACCTGCATCGGGCGGTGGGCATGGCAACGTGTTTTCAAATGATGTTTCCGCTATTCGCGTCTTGACCCGTGCAGAGTATGACACAATCGAAAAGCACGATGAAACTGTGCTTTATCTGATAACGGGGTGACGGAATGTATATCGGAGACAAAAGCATTATCGCGTATTTCTTAGGAAAGATGGGAATTTACGAGGCGTATTTGGGCGATGAATTGCTCTATCGCCGCAAGAGTTCCTACCTTTACCTTGAATTAAACACAAAAGGAGTGTAAAACATGGCATCTTTCTTTAACTTAACGCTGGATACGACCGCGCCTGCCGGGCTTACCCTCAAACTGAATAACGGTGCTGCATATGCAACCAGTACGGCAGTAACGGCAACGATTGGTCTGACGGACAGCGTAACGACCGGCTACCAGATGAAGATTTGGGGCGTGGCAGGTGCAGCAACGGAATCCGAAGCGGCATGGGCAACGTTTGTAAAGTCTAAGGCGATCACGCTGACCACTGGCGACGGCCAGAAAACCGTATCTGTTAAGGTGCGAGACGACGTAGGCAACGAAACCGCAACGGTTACCGCGAAGATCACGCTGGATACTGCCGTTCCGGTTGTTACGATTACCGGCCCGGACAAGAGCAAGATTTCTAAGGTGGCAACCTTCAACGTATCTGCGTTCTCGTTCTCTGCTAATGCGGACTTCGAGGAATACAAGATCAAGGTTGTTCCGAGCGAATCCAGCCTTGAAAATGCAGGTACTCAGATTCCGGTTACTGCCGGTTCTACCAATACCAGCGGCACTGCAGGTGGCTACAAGAAGGACACCGCTATCAACGTCACTATCAACGGCGCAGACCTCGAAGCTGCATCTTCCGGTGACGGCGTGAAGATCGTCAAGGTGTTCGTAAAGAACGCTGCCGGTACTTGGAGCGTGGCGTAAATGGCAGCTCCAAATCTGACTTTTTCCATCACGGGAGAGAGGATTTCGGCGGTTTCTGGCTTCGACAAAGTTATTGTTGCGTTTCAGTCGGACATTCCGTATCAGGCATTCGAGTGCCGCGCTACGAAGTCCGGCGAGGAATGGGGCAGAGGGAGAGGGACGCTCATTGCGTCCTTCTCTCAAACCCCTGCTGCAACACAGCGACAGTTCGAGGTATACGACGATTTCTTGCTTTCCGGTGACGGCATTTACCGCATTTCCCTCTATGCACAGGGTATGGATGGCAGTTGGAACGACAACTGGGGTTTTATCCCGTCTGACAGCGACGAAACCATGCTTGACGCGGACGGAAACGAATTTCTTTGCATGAAGGAGTGATGGCATGGCTTACAATTCCTCGCATACCGGCGCACAGATTGATGATGCGGTCGGTAAAGTAATTGAAAAGTCGGAAACATGGGATAACAAGCAGGACAAAATAAAGGGCAAGAAAGGGCAGTATGCAGGTTTTACAGAAGACAATGTACTCGGCGCTGTAAATGCTCCGAGTTCTGGCGGTGGTTCAATCATCACCATCACGTTTGCGGCTGATTTTGTCGGTCAGGTATGGACTCTCAAGGGCGGCAGCGAAACCTACACCGGCACTGTGGACAGCAGCAAGACGGCAACTGTAAGCGTGCTCGGCATTAACACTACCTACACCCTGAGTGCTGCGCTGTCCGGTACGACGTATACAACCGAGGTTACAACCAAGGCGTATTATACGGCACTGAGTGTCAATCTTGAGAAATTCCAGAGTACGATTACCGTAACCGTAGATAGCGGTTCAACGGTGATGGCTACACTCGGCAGTACGGTATTGACCAAGACGAGCACCGGCACGGCGGTGTTTGTTGTCGGAAAAGCTGGCACTTGGAGCATTAAGGCAACAAAGGGCGACCAAACCGCCGAGGGCACAGTAAGCATTACAGCCAGTGGACAGAGCAAGTCGCTGACGCTGAGTTACGCTAACGTGTTTGGTGTTTGCTGGGATACGAGTAATTCGAGCACGGCGTTGACGCGCTTAACTCCGAGCACTGACCCTTACGGATTGGTTACGCGGTCGGTGACAACTGAGCCGAAACCGGCGGTTGGTACTGGTTCTGGCAGTTCGCCTTTTGACAGCTATGCTCCGTGGTCGGGCATGAAGGAATGCAACCTTAATACGTCCGGCAAGGTGACGGCGTGGAAGGGTGACAGCGGGTTCTCGTATGATAGGGATTTCACAATGGTGTTTATCCCGGTGTTTTATGTGGCTCAGAAGCGCAGCGGCACAAAGCAGTATTTTTATGTGTCAGACAAGCCTAAAACAGGATTTACCAAGCATCCTGGTAGTGGTAAGTACATTGGTAAATATCACATGGGTAGCGCTAGACCGAGTACGTCTCTTGTATCACCGTATGTGAACATCACTCGCGCGACAGCGCGCAGCAACGCAAAGAGCAAAGGTTCGAAATTCCACCTGTATGATTTTGCAACCTACTGTGCAATTATCTTCTTGTATATCGTTGAATTTGCAAACTGGAACTGTCAGACAAAAATCGGACAAGGATTTGTAAGCAGGAATTCAAGCACGCAGTCCGGCGCAACGGACAGTATGACTTATCACACCGGATGCGCATCCGGCACGGATGGTCAAACCGCTGTCCAGTATCGTTGGATTGAAAATCTCTGGGGCAATGTAAACCAGTGGGTGGACGGCTTCAACGCCAACGGCACGGAAGCATACTACTGCACCGACCCGAGCAAATATGCGGACGATACGACGACCGGCTATACCAAAATCGGCACGTTGCCCGCAAGCGGTTGGATTAAGGATTTGACTGTTACCGACAATGGTTTACTGATTCCGAAAACGTCTGGCGGCTCGGAAACAACATACGTCCCGGATTACGTTTATTCTTTCTCGCCCGGCTGGCGCGTGTTGTTTGTTGGTGGCAGCTGGAACAACGGTACGCATGCGGGTCTGTTGTTCTTCAATGCGTACAACGCTTCATCGGATTCGTACTCGTACATTTCCGCGCGTCTCCTGTGCGAGCCTTGAAAGGAGTGATAAAAATGAAGGTACACGGCGACAACAAGCCGGAGAAAATCACGGCGAACAGCCTGCCGAACAAGCTGGGGCAGGCGTGGGTAAGGTTTTGCCTGAATCCGGTTGAAACCACAGACGCAGACGGAAACACGCAGTGGGAGTATGACGAGTATGTCACCGAGGTTGCAGATGGTTCGGACTTGCAGGCGCGTGTGAATGAGCAGAACGACGCACTGCTTTTACAGGCCGTCGGCGAGGAATACGGCACACCGCTGACATCAGTTGATGATCTGCGTGAGCGTCGTATCGCAGACAGCAAGACCGATCTCGCTGCATGGCTGGCTGAGAACCCGCTTACATGGACAGATGGCAAGCAGTATGCTGTAACGTCGGAAAAGCAGGCACAGCTTACATCGGCGCTGGCGGTGCAGCAGGTTGCACAGTCTGCGGGCGTGGAACGTGAGCTGCGTTGGAACTCTACCGGCGATGAATGTACGGTTTGGCAGTATGCTGACCTGTGTGCGCTGGCACTGGCGATTGCAGCCTATGTCGAGCCGCGCGTAAGCATCCAGCAGGCGGCCGAGGTGGATCTCCGCAATGCAGCGACGGCAGAGGAGGTCTTGAGTGTTGCGTGGAATTACGCCTAAGTCTGTGCTTGAGCACCTGCTGTTCGCGGTGATCGGCGGTGTGCTGTACATGCTGATCGAGATCGCATGGCGCGGCTACACGCACTGGTCTATGGGTATCCTCGGCGGCGTGTGCTTTGTTCTGGTGGGACTGTTGGACGAGGTTCAGCAGCACCCGCCACTCATTGTGCAGATGGCACAGGGAGCAGTAATTTGCACTGTGCTTGAACTGCTGGCTGGTCTGGTGCTAAACGTCTGGCTCGGTCTGGATGTATGGGACTACTCCAGCGTGCCCGGAAATCTCATGGGGCAGGTGTGTCCGCAGTTTACCATTGCATGGGCGGCGCTGTCGGCGGTAGCAGTATGGGTTGAAGATCGTTTACACGATATTTTCGACTAAATGCTCAGAATTGCGGTAAAGTGCTCAAAATAAAAGAAAAATGTACACTTTGATAGGGCGAATGCCCGGAAAGGAACAAACTATGTACGAAGATAACATCTATGTAAAGAATTATGAGGCTATCAAAAAGCTGCCCGGTGATATTGGCGTACAGCTCGACCAGTTCGACGCTGCCCGCCATCTCAAGCACGATGACCTCGCGCGTGCACAGTACAAGCACTGGCGCAGTGTGCAGACCGGTGTGCCGGAGCTGCTGAGCCGCAATGACCGCGACCTGCTGGGTATTTAACCATGCCGACGGAGGTTATCTGCACCATTATCACGGGTGCTGTCGGAATTATCTGCGCTGCTATGGCAGCGCAGTCCGGCAAGCGTGATAAGAGAGCAAAGGAAGAATCGGAGCGGGTAAACCGGAGGGCGGAACAACGAGCCAAAGAGGGACGCTTACAGCTTGCAATGATTAACGCAAACTGTCAGCTTACCGTTGGCGTAGCAATGGCATTAAAGCGCGGTCACTGCAACGGAGAGGTAGAGGCAGGACTTGCGGCTATTGAAAAGACAACGAAGGAATACGAGCAGTTCTTAGAAGGAATTGCTATAGACCATATTGCGAGGTGAGAGTATGAAGGTAAATATCCCTGTACGAATGAAGAATCCGTGGTTTTGGGTTGGCGTGGTGTCCGTGGCGATTACGGCAATTGGTGTTGACCCGCAGACGTTTACGAGTTGGGCGGCTGTGTGGGACGGCATTGTTTCGGTGCTGTCTAATCCGGTGCAGCTTTGCACCATGTGCCTTGCGGTGCTGGCGGTGTTCATCGACCCGACGACGGCGGGCGTGACGGACAGCGCGGCGGCGCTGACTTATGTGAAACCGAAAAAGGAGGATAAATAAAGTGAAGAAAGCTATGTTATCTCAGCCGATGGCCGGCAAGACGGATGAAGAAATTGTTGCAACGCGTGAACGTGCTATCAAAGCACTGACAGAACGCGGCTTTGAGATTATCAACACCCTGTTTACGGACGAGTGGTACAGCAAAGAGAGCATGGCGGAGCGCGGTGTAGTGCAAATCCCGCTGTGTTTCCTTGCAAAGTCACTCGAAAACATGAGCCTGTGCCACGCTGCGTACTTCTGCAAAGGGTGGGAGAACGCACGCGGCTGCAAACTGGAACACGAGGCAGCAAAAGCCTACGGTATCGAGATTATTTACGAGGAGTGATTGGATTGAAAATCACTTTTAAAGGCTGCAACCCGAGCAACTATCAGAAGGGACGTTCGTTCCCGATCAACTGGATTTGCTTACACTTTACGTCCAACAACGGCGATACGGCACAGAACAATGCAGACTTTTTTGCAAGAGAAAGCGGACTGCGTGCCAGTGCACACTACTTTGTAGACCCGAACGGCGTTGTGCAGAGCGTAAAGGACAGCGACACGGCATGGCATTGCGGCAGGGAGCGCGGCGGCAGTTACTACAACGACTGCCGGAACGCTAATTCTATTGGAATTGAAATGTGCAGCGTCATCCGTAATGGCGTGTACGTTATCCCGGAAGAGACCATGAAGCGTGCAGCAAAGCTGACACGGGAGCTGATGGCAAAGTACCATATTCCGGTATCGCGCGTGTGCCGTCACTATGATGTGACGAGGAAAAATTGTCCCGAACCGTGGGTACGCAATCCACAGTTGTGGCAGAAATTCAAAACCATGCTGACAGAGAAAGAGGTTGAAGATATGACGGAAGCACAGACCCGCGCAATCGCAAAGCAGGAGATCAGCAAAGCGGAAAGCGCAAAGAAAGTATACAACAGCGTTGCCGAATGCCCGGCGTGGGCGAAAGACACCGTGCAGAAGCTGGTGAACAAGGGTTTTTTGCAAGGCGACGATAAGGGCAAGCTGGCACTGAGCACCGACCTGCTGCGCCTTCTGGTTATCAACGACAGAGCGCATTTGTACGACTAAGAGAAAAAACGAGGGGAAAGATATGCGGTGACACCATAACGAGGGGATACCGCATGAAATTAACGGAATTTACAAGGCCGGAGGTGGAATACTTCCGGCGTGAGTGCAATTTTACGCCAGAAGAGCGCGCCGTGTTTGACTTGCGAACATCGGCGCGCTCTATTACTCAGATTTGCATGGCGCTGCACATGAGCGAAAGCACGGTGCATCGTCGGTTGAACAGCATCAAATGCAAAATGCTGCGCGTGCTGTAACAGCAAGTTGACAGATTTGTGACAGGTTTTCACGCCCTGTAGACCTTATACTGAAAGTATAAGGAAGTGATCGCATGAGTTACGAACAGAGACTTGAACGCATGGGGTATGACCCTGAGTGCGCTCGTCGCATTGTAGCAGTTTACCGCAACGCAGGCAATACAGATTGCTTAGAGGAGTATATATCCTACAAAGAGGCGGTAAGTAAATCCATCAGCGAACACGTTACGGAGGTGCTGGGTTAATGGCATATCCTTATGGTTACACTGGCTACACGCCGCAGTATCAACAGCAGTACCCGCAACAGCCAATGCAGACACCAATGCAACAGCAGGTGCAATCTCCACAGCATATTGTTCGACCTGTGGCAAGTATGGAGGAAGCACGCGCGGTACAGACGGACTTTTCCGGTGCGCTTACTATCATGCCGGACACAGCACACGGAGCGATCTACACCAAACAGCTTAATTTGCAAACCGGCTGTGCTGACTTTGTGATGTATCGCAGAGCACAGGAGCCGGAAACGAATAAACCTGCGGAAATAGATTTGTCAGATTATGTTCCGAGAACAGAATTCAACGAACTTATCCGACGGTTTAACAAGTTATGTGAACAACTGGGAGGTGCAAACGATGGTAAATAATCCGATGATGCAGGTGTTGCAGCTTATGAGGAACGGCGGGAATCCTATGGCAATGCTGAACCAAATGACCGGCAATAATCCTATGGTGAGCACCCTAATGAAATCCATGCAGGGCAAAAGCCCGGACGCACTGCGGCAGATGGCAATGAACATTGCAAAGGAACGAGGAATCGACCTCGATCAGTTTGCACAGCAGTTCGGCATGAACATCAAGTAAATATCCATTTTCAGTTTTGACGGAATCTTGACGAAAATCCGGCGTGAATTTGTCATGTTCGGAAAGCGTACGGTTCCGATCAAATATAACTGAAAAGGAGAATATAACATGGATAACGATTTTGCAACCGGCTATGCTCTTGGCAGTGACAGCGGCAACAACTCCGGCAACGGTATGTGGGGTGGCGATGGCTCTTGGATTTTTGCGTTTCTGATTATTGCACTGATTTTCGGCGGCAACGGCTGGGGCTGGGGCAACAACGGCGGCAACGGTGCAGGCTATCAGGGTGCAGTAACTCGTTCTGACCTGTGCAGCGAGTTCAACTTCAACGACCTGTCTCGTTCGGTTCTGGGCATCCAGAACGGCCTGTGTGACGGCTTTTACGCCGTTAACAACGGCATGCTGACCGGTTTTAACACCCTCGGCAACAATGTTTCCAACGGCTTTCACGGCGTAGATAACGCGATTTGCCAGCTTGGCTATCAGAATGCACAGCTTATCAACGGCGTAAACCAGAACATGAACACCGGCTTTAACGGCGTTACCGCAGGTCTTACCGCACTGGGTACGCAGATGGCAAGCTGCTGCTGCGACACGCAGCGTCAGATCGAGCGCGGTTTCTGCGAGACCAACTACAACGCGGCTACCAATGCGCGTGACATTATCCAGACTGCGCACAACGACACCGACCGCATTATTGCACGCCTCGACCAGATGGAGAGCACCCGTCAGGCGGAGAAGATCGCGGCACTCCAGAATGAGAACCAAACGCTCAAGTTTGCGGCTTCTCAGGAGGCGCAGAACAACTACCTTGTAAACGCGCTGCGTCCGGCACCCGTTCCGGCGTTTCCCGTTCCGGCACCTTACCAGTTTTCCGGCTGCGGCTGCAACACCTGCTGCGGCATGTGAGAGATACGTTCAGCCGGGGGAATGTCCCCCGGCTTTGATAGGAGGTTTTGATTATGGCTTGCAAGCCTGTACAAAAACTGTGTCCGAACCTGCGTATCTCACAGGGCGTGACTTACGCA